GATTTACTTTTTCTTGTTCAATTAAGTTTTTTTTGTTGTTTTCTATTTCGTTATTTAATATTGTTATTTTTTTAAGATATTCTTGTAAATCTTTATTGTTTTTTTCTATTATATTCTTTTTGTAATCTTTATCATCTATATCACGACCTTGTAATTCTTTAAAATGCTTTGTTTCTAATTCATATTTTGAATTAATTAACTCACATTTATGTTTTATATCTGTTATTTGTTTTTGTAAATCTGACTGTTGACTTCTTAATATTAAATCCATCAAACCAAATACTCTTATATCTAATATTTCTTCTACAACTTCTCGTCTATATCTTGGTTTCATTTTCATAAACGGCTCATAAGAAGAAGCTCCTAATATAACTACTTGTATAAAAGACCTATAGTTTAATTTCATTATATTGGCCTCTAAGTATTTTTGGTAATCAATTGTTGAAGCGTCTTGATTTATTAAATCACCATCTGAATATATTTCAAATTTATTAGGTTTAATGCCTCTTACTACTTTATAGTTTTTTGTGCCAACATTAAATTCAACTTCTACTTCAGTATCTCCATCATTAATAGTATTAACTATTTGTTCTTTTTTAATTAATCTAAATGGCCTATTAAACAAAACAAAACATAGAGCATCAAGTAAAGTAGATTTACCACTGCCGTTTGTTCCTATAATAAGTGTTGTAGGTGCTTTATTTAAATCTATCTCTATTGGTGTGTTACCTGTAGATAGAAAGTTTTTCCATTTAATCTTTTTAAATAATATCACGTTTCACTGGCCTCAGCATAAAGCTCTTTTGCAAATTTTTTAAGTTTATTTTTATCTAGTGTTGTTTCTATTTGATCTATATAGTTACCTAGAAAGGTTAAAGTATCTTCTCCTTGTTCTAGTATATTATCTTTTACACTTGAAGTAATGTCACTACTTAAATCTTCTATAATATTTAATTCATGTACATTTATTTCATTGTGAAATTTCTCTACAAACTTATCAAACATATCTGAATCTGTTTTATTTGATATAAACAATTTAACAAAAGTGTTTTCAAAGTCTTTTAAATTTTTCTTATTGTAATCCTCTACCTTATCGTTATAAATTAATTTTTTATGTATTCTTAATGGATTAGGTATTCTTGTAAGTTCTCTTGTTTTTGTATCAAATATATGAAATCCTTTTGGACATTTATAATCCGACCAAGTGATTTCATAAGGAGAACCTAGATAGTAAATATGGCCGTCATCTGATTTTTTATGAAAATGACCTGATATAACTTTTTCGAATCTTTTAAATAAGGACTTATCTAAGCCTTGTTCATTTAAATGGCCTTTGTGCATTTCAAATCCTTTAATTTCTAAATGGCCCATAACTATTTGTGCTGTTGAATTGTCTATAGCGTGTAGAGTGCTTTCTATTAACTCATCACAGATCCAAGGTAGAAATAATATATCTAGTCCTTCAAAAGATACCGTGTCGTGTGATGTATATATTTTTACAGTATTCGGTACACTTAAATTTTGCAAAGCATTTACTGTATTGGTGTTCTTATAATAGGTGTCGTGATTGCCTAATAATACGTGAGTATTTAATTTTAGTTGTTCTATTCTATCCCAAAACTTTAATTTAAAATTATGTGCTGTGTTGTGATTGATAAATTTTCTTCTATCTACTACGTCACCTAAATGCACTATTGTATTGATATTATTTTCTTGTAGATAAGGAAAAAATACCTCATCATAAAATCTATTAAAATAATTGATAAACGCTGGAGAGTCGTTTCTAGCTCCCCAATGTGTATCATTCAATACAGCAATTTTCATACTAACTTAATATAAAATAATCTAACTTACCTTTACGTGTTCTTTTCTTTTTTCTTTCTTTCTCTTTTTTCATCTCTCTATGATGAGCAAGAGTTTCTATTTTAGGCACTTCTTCTATTGGTAAATTCTTTCTTAAAAATTCTGTAAACTGATTATGAAATTCCCTATCTTCACCAGGCTGTAATGTCATATCATCAAAATTAGAATCTAATAACATCTTATGTTTAATCGTTACTTGTTTTTTTTCTTTTTGTATTCTTCTTATAAAAGCGTAATATATAATTTGAGTAAAGTAAGCAAAAGGATTATTTGATTTGTCTGGATTAAAATTATCTAAATATTGTAAACAGTTTTCTACACCATCAGAAATCATATCATCTCTAAAAGTATAATTAATAAAATTCGGTCTATATGATAAGTGATTTGCTATTTTTAAAAAACAAGTACCAATATAATCAGGTACTCTTGGTTTTATTACGCCTTCTTTAATTGATTGTTTGACCGTTTTCTTATATTCAATCATAGCGGCCAGAAAATCTTTATTACTTACGTAATGTTCTTTTGCTTTTTTTGATGTTGTCATTATCTAAATATACTACACTTTGTGTTATTTGTCAATCACTTATACAAAGACTATGAAAAAAGTCGGTTCCAGGATGGGTTGACTTTATTCTTTTTATCCGTATAATGGGGCTTGTCGCCTCTTTGATAAAGATTCTCCAGACTAATGGAGTGTTTTCTTTGTATCTCTAAAGTCGTCCCATAAATCATTGAAGTCGTCATTCTCATTATCTGATAATTGTTCTAAGTTGTGTTCAGCTCTTTTAGGTATTAATATCTTTTCATACTTTTTAGAAACCTCTATATAACTTTTAGTCATTTCATCTGTGGCGTTTGTAATTGTAACAATTTTATCTTTTGGAATAGTTATAATCTTATCGTTAGTATAGGCGGCCCATTTGATAAGAGCGATATAGTCTTTAAGACCTTTTGCTGTTAACTGTGATACGTATTTAATTTGTAACGGCTTATCTATACGTAACAATGGAGTTTTATCTGGCAATTGTTCTTTAGCCAGAGTGCAAACAATGTCATCGCCGTTAATCAGCTTTATTATTTTTATTTGTTCCATTGTTATTACTATTTAGGAGTTCTATATTATGTATTTCGTAGTTAAAGTTTTCAGAAGTATAGATATTAATACGTTCTCTAAAATGAGCAAGTGTATAATTCTCTTTACCATTATAAGTTAGATCGTCAGCAATATCATATAAGGTAGCGGCCGAATTATCATCTTTTAATCTTAGACCTCTACCAATAGATTGTAAATTACGAATACGTGATTTACTTGGACTAGCAAAAACAATGTTATGTAAATTTCTTATATTAATACCAGTACTAAACGTTCCGTAACTGGCGATTATAATTGCATTGTCTGACTTCTCAGTTATAAATCGTATCTTCTCTCTTTCTTCTGCTTCTACACCACCATAAACGAAAAATATTTTTTTATCTTCAGCTTTATTCTCTATAAGTTGTTTTAATATAACACCATGTTTTTCTACGTATTGAAATAACACTAAAGAATTACCTTGTAAATTTAAACACAGATTACGAATATATTTGTTTCTCTTTTCATTAGACACTAGAAAATCCATTTCTTCTTGGTAACTCTTATCTTTTAAAAAGTGTTTAGAATTTTTATCGTGCTGAAGTATTAAACATATAATTTTAAGATCAGCTAATTGTTTTTTCTCTTGTAGTTCAGCAGTTGAGGTAATCTTATTAACGGCACCAAACAGGCCTTCTAAAACTAATTTATTCGTCTTAGTACCATCTAAAGTACCTGTAAGACCTATTCTATATTTACAATCTTCAAGTTTAGTCATTATCTTACTTAAAGAAACGGCCTTAAATAAATGGCACTCATCACCAATAACAACACCAAATGATTTAAACCATTTCTTAGGCATATTATAGATTGATTGCCAAGTAGATATGATTACATTTTTATCTGTTTCTTTATCATGGCCTTGATATATTCTATGTACATACTTATCAGGATTCCAACCATAATCTTTAAAATCTTTAAACAACTGTTCTACCAATGATGTGGTTGGTACTATAATTAATATTTTGTTATTTGGTTTATCTTTTAATCTTAACAAATTAAATCTTACCAATAGATAAACTATTAAAGACTTACCAGAGGCCGTAGGTGATAATAATAAACAACGTGTTTTTTCTAATGAGTGTATAAAGGCTTGTTTCTGATAATCTCTTAACTCCATTGGTATCTTTAAACCAGCTACAAATTTATCTACTAATT